CAGCCGCTCAGATAAGTAACCTTTGAAAAAGGCTTCGCCGTAATCATCACGCGCCGGGAAATGGCAGTAACGTGGACCTGCTGTCTTTACTCTGATATCGTCCATGATTAACTACTTGCCAGCGTCAACACCAATGGTGTAGACCCAGCACTTTCCTGTTTCTGCACCTCTGATGGTGATTTTTTGCTCTTTCGGCGGTGCTGTATATGGTATGTCTGAGCCACCGCGTCCTTTGATAGCAAAGACCTTTTTTCGCTGACGTTCGCGACACCGGCGTCTTACTTCCTGAGTAAAGTGACCGCCTTCGTCAACGAACGTTAACGATATGTGCAGACCTATGCCATTTTCAAAGCGGTAGACATGCCCGATTATGTCATCAAGCTGACTCCACGTATCGTCAGAATCAGGGCGCCCCATGATAATACCTTTCCTAATACCCCAGCGCTCTCCGAGTTGCCGATGACCGACCACCTCGTATTCAAGACGATCGTCCTGCGTATCAACTCCACAAGTGAGCAGCAGCACACCGTCCGGAAGTTCTGCTTTGTATTCTTCGCGTCTTGAGAGAATCTTGTCCTCGTTCTCGAGATCGCCGCGATCCTCCCAAGGCAAGCCGAAACGGGTATTATAGACAACTTGCATTTTTTTACTGTCGCCCTGCGCCTTTAGATACATAAGCAATGTTGATTCCCAAGAAGCCCATGGAGATACAAAAGAGGATATCCAGAACGAGCGCGTGCCATGATGAAGCAATGCGGAAGGATTATCTG